ATCGCCAATTACGGCAGCGGCAAGCGCGTCATCACCGTCATGGCGACTGGGGAGCACACCGCGCATCCCGACGATGCGAAGCGCGTGCGGGCCGCCGATGTGCCGGGCGATAGCTTTGCCGCGACATGGCCTGTTTCGATCGTCCCCTGCTGGCAATGCGGGGTCCGGTCGGACATCGGGTGCGCGCATATGCGGAGGGCTGCGTGATGTTGCCCGCTTGGTATCGCCCGCCCGCCCTGACGCGTTACACAGGGCGCGAGATCATTGCCCGCGTCGCGTCGCTGCACGACGTTGATCCGGATGACATCACCGGCCCGTCCCGGCACGCTCACCTAT